AGGCCTCCTCGTATCCCGATACCGTCGCTTGGTTCGCGGCGCCTGACAGGACATCACCCTGTGATGTACTCAGATTCTGCGCTGCGTCGTTGTACGCCTTCGTACCTGGGACCAAGCCCTGAAGTCGGAGCCGGTTATCCAGCGAGGCGGTGTCCTTCTGCTGCTGCGGGATGAGGCGGTCAGTCATCAACCCGTAGGTGGCATCGGACACCGCCTTGCCGGAATTCGGATCGTAGGTCGGCATCTCGGGACCTTGGAAGGGGTCCTGCTGGCCGATCTGCCCCAGCAGACCACCGTAGATCCCACCGGCTTGATTTGCCCGGTCGGTCTGTCCCATGTACTGCTGCTTGACGCCCGGTGCCCACTTCTGTCGCTGCGTCCACTGGCCCGTCTTCTTGTCCAACTCCCACTCGACCGCATTCCCCATCGGGTCGTATTGGTTGGGACGATTGGCGCCAGTGATCTCCTGCGCCGTCTTGCGGTCCAGCTTCGCCTGCGTCTTCGCCAACTTGCGATAGTTGGGAGTATTGGGGGCGTCTTCGTCGCCCATACCCAGCACTTCGCCGATGAGGCCGTGGCTGAAGACGTCACCGAGGCTCATGACTGACTACCTTTCTGAACCCGCGCCCATCGCGAGTTGTTGAGTATTCTGCATTGTTCCCTTGTCATAGAAACGATGATCATATCGTCACCATTCTGGTAATACCCGCGAATCCTTGCTTCCTCCACAAACCCGAGGCTGAAGTCCAGTTTCAGCGCTTTGTCATTGTTGCTCCGGACCTGCCCCAGAGCTTTCTTAATCTTCAGTACGTTGAACCCGTAGTCAAACGTACTGAACCACCATTCCTTTGGCGGTCGTCCTTGCACCACGATGTGGACTGTGACCACAACGCCGTTGAAGTGATCGTACAAAGCCCCCGCGACGAAGTTTCCCTTGTCTACGCACACGATGCTCTGCGCTACGGGCGTTGGAGTGTAGTCTAGAAACTGACACAGATATGGAATCCATAGTGTTCCACACTCCAAGTGCATTACAACGATTGTCCTTCCTCAAATGCCCATTCCTCAACTACCAGCTCCATGGAGCGGTTGACACGTACCTCAACGAGCAAGGACGCACAGTACCCGAGCCAGCCCAATCCATCCCACTTCAGGACGACGGGTATGGTCTCAGGGGGCCACACATCTGAGTCCCAAATCGCTACATCCCATAGAGCCAGCCCTGCGACAGAGAGATCAGGCGGCAACGGTATGAGTTCGAAATTCGTGTTCTCTATGTAGTCGCACGACAGATCCATCTTGTACGAAGGCGGATAGGCCGTCAACCACGACAATTTGAGAAGGTTGAAGTGCTTGTTGACGCCCCTCCGCCCGAAGTAGTTGTACGCCTGCGCGAACGACGCAATGATGTCCTTGTATGTCGTACCGTCCAACGAGATGTTGTCCAGATACACATCACCGAACCGGCAAATGCGATAGTTCGCAGGATCTACAGGATCCGTTCCAGAATCCGTGCTGAAGAACAGCTCGTTTCCAACTGTCCCAGCAGTTATCATGGGCAGATTGTATTCTCCCCACGCGCCTGTCTCAATATTCATTACGAATTGGCGACCACGCCGTGACGCGGTGAGGGGAAAAATCACCGACACAGACTGCTTCGTGGGGTGCGTGAAGATCTCCCAATTGGTCGCTTCTCCCCGCGCTCTGAGCTCCGCAAGTAGCGTCGGGTAGATGTTCTTAGATATCGTATTCGAAGAACTGATTGGTTTGCCGGGGTTGGATATGATACTCTGCAACGACACTACCCCGTAGGTCGTGAGGATCAGTACGTCGCCAGCCAACGCGCAGAAGGGCCGATCGGTGTGGGGGTGACCGATGTAGTGAACAGCAGACAGATGCCACTCTTCAAAATCGTCAACGTTTCCACCAACGTACCCGGCGATTTCACCTTGGTCCGTAAGTATGAGGAAAACATCGTCCAGCCCCTCGCCGCTGTCCACGGACATAGCGAAGATAGCTTTGATCTTGCCGCCCCGCCGGAAGATTGAACCCACCGGGAACTGAGTCATCACCCCGCCCACTTGGTCAATGGGCAGATACCAGAGCATCATGCTGTTCCGTTCTACGAACCACAGCCGACGATTGTGGGAGTAGACAGCTATGAGCTTGGCGGGATCCACGCCGCTGATCTCGCCCGGCGCTACGGGCGTCACCACGTTGGTCATGGTGATGAAGCTCGTACCATCAAACAGGAAAGATGGATCTACTCCGTTGCATACAACCAGATAAGCGTCTGCCACTGTGGTGAATTGGACATACGAGCACCGCGCCTCAGTCAGCGCGTGGACCACCGCACCGATCGGGGCTTTGCTTGAAGACTCGTACAGCCCTACATCAGTTGCAGAGAAATGTCTCTGCGAACCGTTGGGATCCAGATACGGCAGGATGGTCTCGCACTTAGAGGGTAGCCCGGTATTCCACTCAGCATAACCCTCGCGAGCTCTCAACGAGAACTCGCCCGGAAAGAAGTTCATGATGCGCCGAGCGAAAGTCTCTGGCATGTTCGCCGCAGGGGCGAGAGTGTTCAAGCCTCCGAGCGGGGGCGTAGCGGAGACGAGTTGTGATACTCGTTTCTTAGCCGCCTGTATCATCCCCAATTACCCTCCGGAATGTTCCGCGTCGTGATGTAGAAAGGATCACGGCACCCCGCAAGATGGAGTACCGGAGCACCCTGCGTCGTGCCCTTTTCGTTGAGCAGCACCGTGTTGAACTCTGACTGAACCTGCGTCGTATCGAATCCCTTCTGCCCCCAGAGTTGTGCCTTAGAAGCAGATATCATAAGGCGTCTGTGGAACAACGGCATATCATTGGGCAGCGTAACGAGGTCCCTCAGCAGCGCAGGGTCATCTTCGGTATGGGGATAAGCCAGCACCCAGAATTTCGTGATGTAGAAGAACGTGAACTCTTGCCCCAACCCCGGAACGGGGTAGACATTGAGCTTGTTTCCCACCACTCGGTAGCGGAAGTACGTGTTCAAACCAAGCAACCCGTACTTGATCCACCCCCACGATTGCGGGCTTTCCGGCCCACCGACCGGTTGCTGAGGCATACTTCCGGCAGTTGCCCAGAGAGTCTGATTGACGATACGCCCGTAGTCCGCCGGAAGGGGAAATTCAGCAGTAACGCCATCACCTACGAAGATGTGCGTGCGTTGGAGGAACTGCCAATCGTGTGCCCGGCAGAGATCATCGCCTATGGCGTTGATCATTGCGGACAATTGCCTCCCTGTCTGGTCCACGGCTGACGGACCGAAAAGGACCGCAGGCAGTCCTAGTTCGCCGTTAGCGGCATCCAGGATCTCCTGCGCCGTGAACAGAGAGGCCATTGCTCACCTCACGTCGCCTTTGTGGGGGCCTGCTGAGCCTGAAACGACTTCAGAAGCTCACCCTGTTCGCGGATGGCTTCCTTCATCGTTTCAAGCTCATTCTTCAGGTTCGCGTTTTCCGCCTGAAGTGCAGTAATCGGAGCAGAGCCGACAGCCTGCTCCAGATACGCCGCAGCACGACGCTTGAGTTCATAAACTCCAACCATCGTAGTACAAAGCTGATCGTTGACATTGGCGAGCTGCTCCACCGTCAGGACCTTCAGGTACGCAAGCTCTTCGCATTGCGACCGGGTGATCCACGGTACTTCCGTGAGTCGGGTGCCGACAATCTGCTCATTGTCACCGGCCTTGAACAGAGTGTATTGTCTCGCGAAACGACGGCGATCGAGATCGCCCACGGGGCGGTCTACGATGTTCGTGGAGTTGCCGGAGGCACGAATTTCCACGAACTCCTTGTCATCGAAGATGGGTCGCCCCGCCGCCGCCGACTTGGCCTCGTTGTGAACCGGCCGGATGTAGAAGCGGGCATGGACGCTCTTATCTCCCGCGTACCGGTCCTCGAAGTCCTTGTAATCGCCGTCGAATTCCGCGAGTGGCATGAAGCCTCCTTATTACTCGGTGAATGTTTTCCAGGCCGCCAGCATCGCTTCTGTCGTGACAGTGAGGCCAGGAAGCTCTCGCCGGACGGAAGCCACATACGGAACGCCCGAAAGGTCGTAGTCCGTCTTGGGGTCAAGCTCATCGAAAGCATCGATGATCTCGTCCTCCGTTGCAGCCCCCGTCGGGGCTCCAGTCGGGGCCGGAGTCGGAGCCGGAGTCGGAGCCGGAGTCGGCGCCGACGCATCCCAGACAACATCGTCCGGTGCTCCGGGAATCGGCGCAACATCCGGATTCACTTCCGACTGTTGCTCGGCTTCCACCTCCGCCTTGGCGACGACAGGAGGAGCCTTTGCCGAAGTCTTCTCCGGCTCTTTCTTGGCGGTCATGGTACCTCCTCCTTACGATGGTGTTGCCGTTGCTCCGGACGCCGAACCGAATACGGACTCGCCCGTCACCAGATCGCGAGGCGCACGATTGACGAAACCTGTTTCCACGACGCCACCAACAACGACCGCAGCCGCCGCCGTGACGGATTTGATCTGGAAGCCGGTGAACACAGGACCAGCGCCGCCGTCACGGGAGCCACCTGCACCGAAGCCCAGCAGTGAAGTCCCTGCTGTGTACGGCTGAGGTACGACCACCCGTTCGTTAGCCGGGGTTCCATTGCCCCCTGCTCCCGTGCCAGCGACAACTTGCGTTCTGCCGCCACCGATGGCGACAAGGCGAGAATCGCCAGCCGCTGCCAGACCACTCGGCAAAGTCGTGCCGATAATGGAATTATCAGTGAAGCCAGCATCCTTGATGGCCTGCGGGCTAGTCGGTAGCGGCCCGAAGATGGGGCTGGACGCATTGAAGCCGATCCCAGTGCTCAGCGCTCCGGTGGAGTAGTTGGTTGGATCGTTGGCGTAGGTCGGGCGACCGTTCACCCACCCCGTGATGACACGAGCATCCAGAGGGCTGTTCTTCGGCCCGCTGAACTGCGACATCATCACGAACTTGCCAAGACTCGGGTTGGCCGGTACGACGGCCAGACCACCCATGTTCACTGCGGGCATGAAACCTTCCTCCTAGGTGAGTTAGCCCGCCGAGCCTGCCCCGGCGGACCCTTCTCGCCTTACGGGTTGACGTCCAGACGGCCCTGGAACTGAGCACCTGAGCAAGTCAGGTTTCCGGCCCACGCCATGATCTGAACCTCGGCGTCCTGGTTGATGCTGTACCGGCGATTCGGGCTCAGCGGTACGAAGTTCCGCGCCGAGTGCGGACGGTAGTGGATGTACTTGGTGTTCAGGAAGAACCCCGTTCCAGCCGGGCAGAAGCCCCCGATGCCGCCGTCCAGGACCATGTCGGCGTCCATGAACTTGATGCTCGGGAAGCCGAAGCCTGCCGTACCGCCGCCCTCCATCGACGCGAATCGCTGCTGCGTCTGCAACGCCGCAACGTAGGCCGACCAGACCACGTTGTCCTCCACGATCAGGTCCGGGCGGTCCATGCCACGGACCAGAGACGCCCACAGACCGTTCATGTCGGCCAGCAGGGTCGTGACGTTGGCGGAGTCCTTGAACTTGTTCCGCCAGAAGGTCCAGGTCAGACGGTCGATACCGCCGTAGACGCCGGTGCCCGGAGCCAGCGGAACCGCCGCGTTCAGGCCGGTGATCTCTTTGCCTCCCGAGCCAGTGCCATCGCTGTAGATACCACCAGCAACGAGGTTCTGCATCGTGCTCTCGGCGACGTCAATGCGCGCCGTCATGAGCTCGATCATCTGCTCGGGGCCAGCATTCTGGAGTTGTTCCAGGCCGCTGATGGTGACGGGGCACGCCGCCTGCTTGATGTCGAACTGAGCTGCCGAAATCACGTCCTGCGCCGCGACGGGGAGCAGGTCGTATCCGGCGTAGTATCCGGCGTTGCCATTCTCCGCGAAGGACAGTTCTTCGTAGATGAGTCGGCCGCCGCTGAAGGAGCGGACCTTGCCGCGCTGCTTCAGCCGCGCCAGAAGCGCGTTGTTCTTCGTGACGTTGTCCGCGATCTTGCGCGAGCGCTTCTCGATCGTGGTCGCAATGATGTCTGACACATTCGGGAAAGCCATGACTATTTACCTCTCTGTTGATGATACTGGCTTCTGCGAGAGGTAAGCTCAACGCGATGTAAGTTCGCGTGCAGGATAGCCGGACATTGTTACCATAACACATCCCGCACGCGATTGCAAGCGGTATTTACACCCGTCCGCTGTTCGCCACCCATGCCCGACGAACAGTCTGTTCCAACGAATCATCAGCCTCTCCACCACCGGGGGTTTCAAGCGAACCACCAGATGGAATGCTGAGTTCACGGGCCGCTGCCTGCCGACCGCGCAGTTCGTCGGCCTGTTCCTTCTTACGTTCGCGCTCCAAGAGCACCTTGCGAACAGATGGACTCGCCCAGCACGCTTTATCATAGGCTTCCGCCAAGGACTCAGCAGCGCCGGACTCAACCAGCGTCGCCATATCCTCACGGACATCTTCAAAGAATTCCTTACCTTCCGAAAAGGAATCGATTTCCCGTGTGTAAGATTGCTCCTTGTCATAGCTTCGCTGCTGCTCTAGCGCAGCAAGCCGCTGATCCACTTGAGGAGGTACCTGAAATCCCTGCTGCCCCTGAGGGGCTTGCAGAATTTCTTCCCCTACGCTCTTGTTGATGATATCACGGAGAGGCACTCCGAACTGCTCGGCGATGCGCATGATTTCCCCGAACTTGGCCTGCACGGACCCGGTGCTCAGCAGCCGCTCGGTGTTCATAAGCGAACTGATGTAAGCCATCGGGTGGACGCCAAGGTCACGAGAAACCTTGAACACAGGAGTCAAGTCCTGCGCAAATCGTTGCAGGGGCTCAAAGCGTTCCTGCAGAGCTCGCACCCCCTGAACCGAGGCTTGCTCCCGACGCACGATTTCCTTGCGGATATCCTCGGGCAGAGCGGCCCACTTCTCACGCGCTGCGGGGTTCCAACTCTGCGGTGCCTTTTCGGCCGACCATTCTTCCTTCTCTTTGGTCTCCTTCTTCGGCTGTCGCGCCACGGTCTCGGCGTGTTCTTCCTCAGCCGCCTCTTCTTCAGGCTTCGGCTGAGCGCGCCCCTCGCGCCGGGCCATTTCATCCACAGGTCCCTTGGACTCTGTGATATCTGGCTCCTTGGACTCCGAGGGCGTAGGAGATGGAGCCGGGGTCGCTGTGCTCAGTTCTTTGATGCTGGCAGCGATGTCGTCTTGGACGCTAGCTTCTTCATTCGGGGGCATCACTATATTCCTCTACTCTGGGTGTGTAGCCTGCTTCAATCATCTTCACCGCTTGAATTACATCCTCCTTGATGTCCTTGGGGTCGGGCC